TTGGTGAATAGCTTGGTTTTTTTTCTTCTTTTTGAATCTACCATGCCACAACCTGCGGCTACGATCTTGCCTCCCTTTGCCATGCGTTGTGCAGAGACAGCTTTTCTTTGTTGAGATATAGAACCTCCCATGGCTTTTTTAGGTCCTTTAAAATCTTTACGCTTAGTTCCACTTGGGTCTTTAATTTTACCAGCACAGATTTTAGAGGCATAGGCATTAGCATATGCGCTGGGATAGACAGCGAATTTCCGCTTAGCGGCTGCTTTACCTCTTGGACATAATTTAGTCATTTTCTATTTCTCCTTAAACTTATTTTACCCTTTTTAAATATATTAGCAACTTCTGTCTTGCCCATAACTTTAGCACGTTGTTCACCGACAGTAAGTATTTGTATTTTTCTTGCAAATGGTTTTTTAATTTTTCGCACTTTTGCAACTGTTTTTCTTGCGTCAGTTGGTGTAGCAAACTTAATACTAACAGTGTCTTTAGGGTTTTCATCTGTGTATAATCTTCTACCGGAGCGTTTAGGCTTTTTTCCGGTTCCTTTTTTTGGGTCTGCCATTTAATAAACCTTGTA